GCAGGCCAGTAGGTATATCATAACGACTGATATTTACAGGTAATAAAACCGCAGGTAAAAGGCTTGCATAAAACGGTTTGGTCCCTAAAAGTCCCTATGGAACAAGACCTGCTTCCTGAAACGCGTCCGCCACCGTGTTGACGAGCATCATTAAACTCGCGCGGACATAGTGCTTTGCTGACACGCTCGAACCGGAATGGCCCATCAAGACCTCTAGGGTGTCCGGTGCAATCCTTACCTCGTACTGCCAGCTTGTGCGCCATGAGTTGCGGAGGTTGCGCAACGGGTGGTACTCGAACCCGAGCCGTTCGGCCTCGCGCTCCCATATCGCCTTCATCCTCGCGGACGTGAGCGGTCCGCCCTTCATGTTCTCGATGAAAAGGCAGTGTCCGCCATCGACTCGTTCATCGGCGATTTCCGCGAGACGTTCACCCCATCTGCCGGGAATGACGACATAGCGTCGGCTGCTCTCGGTCTTAACGCGCTCGACGACGCCTTGCCCGCGTACGGCCTCGCGCTCGATTGGGACGACGGCGCAGACCGTCCCGTTGTCGGCCATGACAAGCTCGACCGACGCAGGGTCGACGGCGGCAGCCTCGCCAGGCCGGCATGATCCGAACGCACCGAGCAGGAATATGCCCTCCATGCGCGAGCCGTGCAGCAGTTCCGCCATGCGGACAAGCTCCGCCATGTCATACACTCCGGCGTCCATCTTCGCCACATCGCCAGGCATCTCGAGGCCGACGGAGGTCGGGTCGGAATCGGTAAGCTCAAACTTGACGGCGGTGCGGTAGATTCCGGACAGCATGTTAACGGCACGCTGAGCCTGGTTCTTCGTCATGGAGTCTATCCACTCCTGGATGGCGAGCGGTCTGACCGACGAGAGCAAGCAGTCCCCGAACTTAGGCTCGACGTACCTACGCCATGTCGACCTGTACATGTTCAGCGTGTTCTCTGCTAAACGCTTCTCGCATGACGGCCAGTACAGCGTGTCAAATACGTAACGCACTGTGTATGTCCTGCGCTCGTCGGTTGAGTGCAGCTCGATCAGTCTGTCTCGCTCCCTGCGAGCCTCCGTAAGCGTGCCGGTGAAGTTGGAGCTGAGTCTCCTGTACCCCTTGCCGTCGCGCTTGTCTCCCCAATAGCGTATGCGGTACCTGTTGCGGTCGAGTTTGGCAATCGAACCCTTCTCTGCCCTCATGCGTGGCATAATTTACCTGCCCTCCTGCCGTAAGCGGGTCGGTCCTGTGGGGCGTCGTGCATCTTGGCGGGTGGCGACGCCCTGCTTTCTAATCGTCTGACTCTCCCTCGGACATTTTCGCCTGGTCGCGTGCGTAGTCCAAGAGGCGTCTCTTTCGCTCGACAGTGCAGGCCTCGTAGCTGTCGAGAAGCCACTGTCTGAGATAGTCCTCCTTTCTTTTCGGCGGTGTGCGCCCGGCAAGCTCGTCCAGCGTGCACCCAAGCCTGTCGGCAATCTCCGCCGCACGCTCGAGCGACATCTTTCGCTTTCCGGACTCATAGCTCTGATACGTGTCGTATTTCATCCCGATTGCATCGCTGAAGGCCTTGCCGTTCGGGTACCCGGCCCTCGCCCTGAGCGCCCGGAGCCTCGTCACCATATTCGTCTCCTCTCGTGTTCGCGAGCCTACTCCGCACTCATCGCACCCTGGAACTCAGCGTATTCGGAAACCTTGTCCTTGGCCTCCTGTGTGCACTTGCGGTAGTCGTCGAGCAGTTCGGCCTCATCGTGCGTGAGCGGCGGAGGCGCGAAATGTGAAGGCTTTCTGCCAACAAGCTCGTCTAGGGAGACGTTGAGCGACTCCGCGATCGTGACGGCGCTTTTCAGCGTCGGCGTCTTCGCCCCGCTCATGTAACTGGAGATTAAACCGCTGCTCAGACCGCTAATTCTGCATAGGTCTGCTGGCTTCATTCCTCGAGAGGCGAGGATGTCTGGAAGACCCTTCAAAAGAATCATGGCAACTCCTTACTCCCTATCGAGAGTAATTTTACCCAAAAAGATGTTGACAAAGCTCCCAACGGGGAGCAATATCAGTAATCGAAAGCTCCCAACGGGGAGCAAGCGAGTTCCCGGAAAGGAGGAATGGGATGGACAACGACTTCGCAAGGAAAGTCTCGGCATATATCGCCGAGCACGGAATCACCCAGCAGAAGGTCGCCGACGTACTAGGCATCTGCTGGAACGCGGTCCACTACAAGCTGACCGGCGAAAAGCCGTTCACGCTTCAGGAGGCAATCACGCTCGCCGACTGGATGGACTGCTCACTCGACTGGCTCACCGGGCGCAAACCCGAATAGCCGAAGCGTTTTCCCTCGCGGACTCGACTGAACTCCTCTCTGAAGACTGACCACTTCCTTCACGGGCAATTTTCACCTGCCTCCGACTCCTGGGCAGGCCTTCCCTACATCAGTCGAGTCCGCGCGGGAAACCGCACGCCCGTCCGAATGGACGCGCACCTTGAGTACAGAATATGCGCCCCGGAAGGGGTAAGGCCCGAACGGCATTGCGCCGGGAGGGCGGCAAGCCGTGAGTGCCAAAGCCGCGACGCGCGGAAACCACGGCAACACGGGGGCGGGCGATTGCAGCGCCTCCAGACCAGCGGCCGCAACGGCCGATACGACATCGGAAAACCAAGGCAGCCCTGCCACTTGGCTGCCGCGTCGTAAGAAGATGTGTACAGCAGCGTATCGGTCGCCGCGGCCGCTGGTCGAAACGTTCTCGGTGGTGTAACGGTTCTAGCACGGTTGATTCTGATTCAGCCGGTCAGGGTTCGACTCCCTGCCGAGAAGCCATCGCGGGATAGAGTACAGGTAACTCACCGGCCTCATAAGCCGGGCCATGCGGGTTCGATTCCCGCTCCCGCGACCAACACGGGGCAAACCCAGCGGAGATGCAGTGCCTCCGTATTGTTTGCCCCACCATTTGCGTGTAGCTCAGCTGGTAGAGCGCCCGGCCGTTAACCGGGAGGTCGCAGGTTCGAGGCCTGCCGCGCAAGCCACGCCGCCTTGGTTCAAAGGTAGAACACCGGTCTTCCAAATCGGTTATGCGGGTTCGATTCCCGCAGGCGGCTCCACTGTCGCGTAGCTCAACGGTAGAGCACCCTGTTGATAACGGGGAGGTCGTAGGGTCAGCACCTACCGCGACAACCATTTCGGAGCATTGGCGCAGTAGCTACCGCAGCTGGTTGCTAACCAGTAGACCTCATACGAGGCCCGTAGGTGCAAGTCCTACATGCTCCGCCAACGGAGGGTTGGCAGAGAGGTTTATTGCAGCTGTCTAGAAAACAGCCGGTCGTTGATAGCGATCCGTGGGTTCGACTCCCACACCCTCCTCCACACTGCCGCAGTATTCCCCTAAAGACGGGGGCCTGACTGTAAATCAGGTGCCTATTGGCTGGCTGGGAGCGTTACCTAGATGCGGCACCATTTTCGTCGTCATAGCTCAATGGGATAGAGCGGCGGTTTCCTAAACCGCGTGTTGGGGGTTCGATTCCCTCTGGCGACTCCATGTGCTGCTGGCCGAACAGCTAGGCGGCGGACTGCAACTCCGTGAAACCAGGTGCGACTCCTGGGCAGCACTCCACAGGCGCGTAGCTCAACCGGTAGAGCAGCAGTCTCCAAAACTGTGGCGGTAACGCCGATGGGGGTTCGAGTCCCTCCGCGCCTGCCATTTTCCAAGCCTACAAACTAAGGACAACTAAATGATTCGACTCATTATCTGCGCCGGACTCGGTATCGCGGGTGCCGCCACGTGCGTGGTCGCCCACTCGCATAACAAGCGCGAGCGAGAGGAGTACGAGCGCAAGAACGAGGAGTACCTCGAGGCCCTCAAGGAGTATGAGGACCGCAATCGCTGCTATAAGCCCAGCAGGCCCGATGAACCCGCAACCGTGCCGGTCGCAGGTGGCCTCGCTGTCATCGCGCTCGCAGCCGTCATCGCGGCCACCGGATGCTTCTACTCGCAGGATACCGGCGAGGTCTGCGTCATCCGCAATATCGGCGGCTCGCTCGCAGGCTCCACGTCCGAGGCCGGCTTCCACGGGAAGGCCCCGTGGCAGAACGTCGTCACCTACGACACCCGCAACAACCTCATCAACTTCTACGGGGACACCGACTACAAGGTGAACGGCGGCTCCTACGACGGCAAACAGGTGTCCATCAACGACAAGTCCGGCGCTAGCGCGAACATCGACATCCAGGTCAACTACTCGCTCAACCCCGACGCCGCGCTCACGCTCTACAGCGAGTACGGCACGCAGGAGTCCTTCGTCGAGAAGTACATCTCCAACGACGTCCGCGCCGTCACCCGCGAGGTGTCCGGCAAGTTCGACACGGTGACTATGCTCACCGACCGCTCGCAGTTCACCAAGGCCGTGCAGAAGGCCCTCACCGAGAAGTGGGACGGCATTGGCCTCACGGTCGAGCAGGTGAGCGTGCAGGACGTCCGCTACCCGAAGAACATCACCAAGAGCTACAGTGAGGCTCAGGCCGCCGAGGTCGCGAAGCAGAAGGCCCAGAACAAGCAGGAGACTGCCAAGGTCGAGGCCGAAACCAAGAAGATCGAGGCGCAGGGCCAGGCTGACGCCAACGCCATCCTCGCGAACTCCCTCAACGAGAACGTTATCCAGCAGAACTATATCGACGCGCTCAAGAGCATCGGCAAGAACGGTAACCTCGTCGTCGTGCCCGAGAACTCCACGCCGCTCGTCGACGTCAAGTAAGGAGGCTGAAATTGATTCGCTTTAACAAGATCGAACGCAGCAATGGGTTCATGGTGGACAGCAATTTTGCAGAGCACGCGATGTTCCCGGAACGCCTTGACACACCCCGCGTGCTACTGACTCTCGAAATTACGGGAAAAGACGCGGCCGCGGTCGATCTCGATACGTGCCGTTTTAAGCCACGCGGAATCGTCGACGTGCTCAAGGGACTTCCAAGCCTCAACGACTCCACCGCTATCAAGGAAGTCATCTTCCACGACCCCGCGACCATCGTCTACTGGGAGGACGGCACCAAGACCGTCGTCAAGTGCCAGGGCGAGGAGTTCGACAAGGAGAAGGGCCTGCTCGCGACCATCGCCAAGAAGGTCTACGGCAACAAGGGCAACTTCAACAACATCATCAAGAAGTACTGCGAGACGGTCACGAATGGATAGCAGCCTCGAGGCCCTGCTCGCCGGAGTCGTCAAGGATGCCGTCGAGCAGGCCATGGACTGCCGCGCGTCGTCAAGCCCGACCATCGAGACGGCGGTCGCCGCCGGCATCGGGGCGCGCATGACGTACACGGTGTCCGAGGTGGCGAAGATAAGCGGCGTGTCCGAGCGCCGCATCAGGCTCGACAACGAGCGCGGGCTTATCAACTTCATCGAGCCTGACGGCGAGCGCGGGGCGCGTATCCGCGCGTCGGAGGTGGACAGATGGATAGAGACGATTTAAGGGGGTGCGGGCCTTGGTTCCTGCTAATGCTCGCCATGGGCGTGGCAAGCTGGGCGCTGATATTTGCCCTGCTTGCCCTCCTGCTAGGCCTCTAGAGTTCTTCATCCACGCTCCGAAGATAGGCGGCGTGCAGAAGCCGTGGGCATCCATCAACGACTGGATGCACGCGATGAACGTCAACCGGTTCAAGGGCAACGACCTCAAGAAGTACTACACGGGAATCGCCGCAGAGTACGCACACGAGGCCGCGCTCCAGGCCGGATGGAAGACCCCTGACGTAAGGGTCGACCTACGCATCGTCTGGCACGAGGTCAACGCGAGGCGCGACCCCGACAACATCATGGGGGGGATCAAGTTCGTTCTCGACGGTATTGTCAAGGCCGGCCTGATCCACGACGACTCGCAGAAGCACATCCGCGGCATCCACCACGACAGCATCGTCATAGACAAGCAAGACCCAGGCGTGATGGTGACCATCGTGCCTATCTGCAAGGAGGAACAATGAACACCAGCCGTTACTTCAGCGATAACTGCCTGACGGACCACATCGAGGACAGCGCCGACGCGCTCGAGGTCGTCGTCACCACGAGCAAGGACTCCCTCCGCTCGCTCGCCGCCCATCGCGACACCAGTGCGCTCGCCTTTGCCATCGGCGGAACCAAAGATGATATGAGGGGCGTCGACCTCTGCGTGGCAATCGACCTCTTCTCCGTCATCGCTGCGTGCGAGGCCGTCCTCACGAGTGGCGTGCTCAACGAGGGTTCCGTCGCCGAGGCCTACGGCTGCGTCTCCAAGGCGCACCGCGGGGTAATCGGGGAGCGTGACGAAGACGACGCCATCGCCGAGGCGAAGAAGGTCGTCCTCGAGATGGTCAAGGACGTTCTCAACGGGGACGAGTAGTGCCTGTCGTAGGAGAGGGGCGTGTCTTCGACCTCATCAGGTGCGACGGGAGCGACGAATGGCTCGACCAGCGTCGCCGCGGAATCGGAGGTTCTGACGTCGCGGCCATCATGGGGCTGTCTCAATATCGAGGGCCTTACGAGGTATGGGCAGAGAAGCTCGGGTACGTGCAGCCGGCCGACCTCAGCATGGTCGAGGCGGTTCAATGGGGCAATATCCTCGAGCCTGTGGTCGGTAGCCATTATGCCGCTCTACACCCAGGACGCACTGTCAGACGAGTCAACGCTGTGTGCAGGAGCATTGGACGACCTCATGCCCAGGCCTCTCTTGATTACGAGGTCAAGGACCCCGAACTCGGATGGGGAATCTTAGAGATAAAGACGGCGTCGCTATACAGGGAGCACGACTGGGATGAGGGTGTGCCGCTGTACTACCTGACTCAGGTGACCCACTACATGAGCGTGACAGGGCGAAAGTTCGCCGACGTAGCGGTGCTCATCGGCGGACAGAAGTACAGGGAGTTCCGAGTCATGCGCGACGAGGACGACGTCAAGGCGGTCGACAGGGCCGTCGACGACTTCTGGGCGATGGTCGAGGGCGGTACCGAGCCGCCAATCGGCGAGATAGGCGCGGAACTCAAGGCTCTGGCATCGAAGCACCTGCAACCCGGCGATCTTATCGAGCTGAACGAGACGCCAAGCGAGGCGACTGCGTGGCTCGACGCCAAGAAGATGCGAGACGACGCCGAGAAGGGATACCAGGCCGCCACAAACGGGCTGTGCCAACTCATCGGGGACGACCGGGGGCTGGTCACGCCCGACGGAAAGTTCACGTGGACGCGCTTCATGCGCAACGGCAAGCCGAGCGGCGGCTACATCAAGTACACGGAGAAAAAGAAGGATTAGGAGGTCATATGGGAGCAATCACGCAGGCCAAGCAGGAGATTCAGCAGGCCAAGCAGCCAGACAACTCGTTTGCCGGGCTAATCAAGCGATGCGCACCGCAGTTGCAGGCGGTCATGCCGAAAGGATGTACGACCGAACGTCTGACGCATCTTGCTATTGCGGCATACAAGCAAACCCCGAAACTCTCTGAATGCTCGGTGACGTCGATTCTGTCGTGCTGTCTGAGGTGCGCAGAGCTTGGACTCATGCCGAACGACGCCATGGGCAGCGCTTATGTCATTCCACAATGGAACTCGAAAACCCATCGCTATGAGGCGGAGTTCCGGCTCGGCAAAAACGGAATGCTTGATCTTGTCAAACGTCATCCTGATGTCATCGAAGTGTACACGCGATGCGTTTACGAGGGCGATGATTTCACTTATTTCAACAACGAGACTGGGCACCATTTCACCTTTACGCCGAATTTCAAAGCGCAGCACGATGAGGACAAATTGGTCGTTGTTTACCTGGTGTGCGAGTTGAAAAACGGGAGCATCGCGTTCGACTACTTAACGAAAGACGATGTAGACAAGATTAAAAAGGCATCTAAGGCCGGAGACAAAGGCCCCTGGGCTACTTACTACGAGGCTATGGCGGAGAAGAGCGTCATTCGTCACGCATTTCAGCGAGGCAAGCTGCCGTATTCCGTCGAGACTGCTGATGCGATAAATGACGACGGAAACACGCCGGTCATCCTCGACGAGGAAGGCAATCGCATCTTCGAGGACCCGTTGGCTCCCGAACCGACCGAGGTCCCCGCGAACGTCGACGCCGAAACCGGCGAAATCATCGACGTGAACTAGCTGACAACAGATAGGAGAGACAAATGTCCAACCTGCCCCAGATGACCGACGAGCAGCGCCGCGCAGCGCTCGAGAAGGCGGCCGTCGCACGCGCCGAGCGCGGCAAGATTCGCTCGCAGATCAAGAGCGGCGAGCTTAAGCCCGAGGAAGCCATCGACCTGCCCTACGCCAAGAAGATGCGCGTGCTCCAGTTCCTCACGGCGCTTCCCGGCGTTGGCAAGGCCAAGGCACGCCTGTTCATGGAGGAGGCCGGCATCGTGCCGAACCGCCGCATCGGAGGCCTCGGCGTGCGCCAGCGTGACGCCGTTCTCGAGTTTGCGAGCCGCTATGTCCATTAACAGGTGCATCCTCAGCGGCAACCTCACCCGCGACCCCGAACTCCGCTCCACCGCGGGCGGAACCAGCGTCCTGTCGTTCGGCATCGCCGTCAACGACAGGCGAAAGAACAATCAGACCGGCGAATGGGAGGACTATCCCAACTTCGTCGACTGCACCATGTTCGGTGCGCGAGCCGAGGCGGTGGGCCGCTTCCTGGCAAAGGGCAACAAGGTCGCTATCGAGGGCAAGCTGCGCTACAGCTCTTGGGAGAAGGACGGCCAGCGCCGCTCGAAGCTCGAGGTCGTCGTCGACGAGATCGAGTTCATGAGCCACAGCGACCGCGAGGCGGCCGGAGCGCCGGTCGACCATGGCTTCCATCACGGCTTCAACCACGACTCCCAGCAGGAGCAGCCCCAGCAGCAGTGGAGCGCGAAGGATGCCTACGACGACATCCCTTTTGATTTCTAGGGGGCCAGATGAACCTTGAGCGCGACGGCGCTCCCGACATCCCCGATGGGCAGGAGGAGTGCGGCTCCTGCCGCCACTTCTGCTTCATCGGCGAGAGCGGAACGGGCTTCTGCGCCCTCGACTACGGCGACTGGCTCGAGGCGAGCGATGCCTTTGGCGAGCCTGTGACCAGCAGGCGCACGGTCAAGTGGATTATCGATAACTGCATCGAGGAGGGGCATGAACCCTGCGAGCAGTTCGAGGAGTACAGATAGGAGGGCGCTTGGATAGCGAAAAGTGTCCCCTGCGTGACGGCGCGCGCCCTCTCAGCAGGGACGACTTCAAGGTGTGCGTCGCCTGCGAGCACAAGTGCGAGACGGTCGAGCGCGAGTTCACGCTCGCGTTCAGGGCCAAGCCGCTCGAGGGCGATGGTACGGAATGAACGCCCGCGAGTTCTTCGTCGCGGCGCGTGACGCGGTGCAGCGAATCGTCGAGTTCGAGCGAAGGCTCGAGGCGAAGCGCGAACTGTCGGTGATGCGTGCCCGCAGCGACGGCCCGCGCGGCAAAGGTGGCGTCACCGACCCGTCGAGGCGAATAGACGACCTCATGGAGTTCGAGGCAGAGTCGGAGCGCGAGCGCAGGCAGGACACCCGCCTCGTGCTAGATGCGAGCAGCGTTCTCAACGGCTATGCGGCAATCGACCCGAACGGTGCGGCTGTCCTGCGCATGAGGTACCTACAGCTCATGCCGTGGCGCGACATCGCCGAGACGACGGGGACAGAATACGACGCGGTCCGCTCGATTGAGTCGGTCGCGTTCGACAGGATTGACAGCGAGGGCCTTGCCGCGATGCGCGACGGGGTCCTCATATCGACAGGAGCAGAACAGTGAACATCGAGTGCAAGGTCGCCAACAGGCGATTCATGCCCAAGCGTATGCACGCCGCGGACGCCGGCGCTGACATGCGGGCCAACATCGAGGAACCCCTGACCATCCCGAAGGGGAAGATCAAGTGGGTCGACCTCGGTGCCTCGTGCGACATTCCGGAGGGCTACGTCGGCATCCTCGCCGCACGCTCGGGACTCGGGTGCAAGCACGGTATCACGCTGGCGAACGGCATCGGGGTCATCGACTCCGGCTACCAGGGTCCCAACAAGGCGGCTCTGGTGAACCTCGGCGACCGCGACTACACCATCCGGCCCCATGACCGCGTCTGCCAGCTTCTCATCATCAAGTGCGAGCTTGCCGACTTCACCGAGGTCGATGAGTTCGAGGCCGAGTCGGAGCGCGGCGATGGCGGATATGGCAGCACAGGGAACGAGTAGGCCGACCGAGCCGCTCGTCCGTGCGCTCGCGAGGTACATGAGCGATAACGACTGCATGTACACGGCCATATCGAAAAAGTGCGGCCTGAGCTACGGGACCGTGTTCAACGTCTCCAACGGGACGCAGAACCCGAGCTACAGGATCATCAAGGCGCTCCACGACGGACTCGGCATCAGCTACGACGAAATGTTCGGGGAGGCGTGATGGGATACACGAGCTGCCAGGTATGCGGCCTGAAGTACCGCGGCTGATACGCGAGGATGCGCTGCCCGTCATGCGAGCGCAGGCACGCGGCGATGAAGTCGCGCATATCGCACATCAGGTCCGAGTGCGGGGTCGAGCCGGTCGCCTGCCCGATCTGCGGAAAGATGACCGGCAGGGACAGCGGCTTCTGCCTGCACCACGAGGCCCAGCACAAGAAGGAGGAGCGCTACCTGCGCTCATATAGGGAGGCGAGGGTTGCCAATGGGTAACGCCAAGACGAGGAAGGTCGTGCTCTGCGACCTGTACTGCACGCTCTCAAAGAGCATCGAGAACCTCAGCCAGCGACCGACGGCAAAGTTTTCGGGCGCATCGGTCGTGACGGTCCTGAAGAAGATTCAGGACGAGGTCGAGCGTGCGCTGGAGGCCAGCGAGTGATGGCGAGGTGCGGGGAGTGCCGCCACTTCAGGGAGTTCTGCTGCGATTACGGCGTCTGCATGGAGGACGTCGAGCGCATCGAGTGCAAGAACCGCGGCGGGAACCCGGCGCGCTGGGCCGTGACGCTCGTTTTCGACCGCCTTCCGCATAGGGATGCGCAGGAGGAAATCGGGTGCGCGTCGTATGAGCCGCTCGGCCGGGCCACCTGCTAGACATGGGACGGCGCGACTACGACCTCCGCGCAGACGACTTCATGGAGCCGACATTTACGGGCGACCCGGACTCGTGCCTGTGCTCAACGGATGTCGTCGGCTCCAATACGTTCTGCTCGCTGTGCAACGCGTGGTGCAACTGCATGAAGCGCGGGTGCTTCATCACGCCGGACGGCAGGGCGGCGAAATCAGACAACAGCCCGGATGCAATGGAGCGTCGGGTCAAACGATGGAAGGAGAGGGATGCAGGCATTTGCCCCAATCACTGAAATTAGGGGCCATGACGGCACCGTCATCAAGATTGACGGCCAGTACGCCTCGCACTACAGGCGCGGCGGGATGCAAACTGCCGACAAGATTGAGGCCGTTGCCAAGCTGCTCGGAGAGAGCGGAATGGTCAGCGGCGATCAAATTGCCGACGTGGCCCACGGCCTCAAGTACTTTGACCGCGCCGGGTTAAAGGACGATTACGACAAGGACATTTACAAGTGTGCCGACTGGCTCCATCGACTGATTACAGGCCAGTTCCTGAACGAAGTGGAGGATGAGAGTGGGAGCGGGGAGAAATAAGCCCATCGCCGGCAACAGCAGGGACGGGAATCTCTGGTGCGACGACGAGAAAGGCTACTACGGAACGTGCTACAGGGCCACGACCGGGAAGATGGACAGAAAGCGCTTCCCGAAGGCCGACCGCCAGAAGGCAATCGCCGAGTGGACCGAGTGGTGCAAAGGGGTGCGGACCGCCGAGTACGAGAAGATGGCGGCCCGCTGCAAATTGAAGGACGAGAAGGCGGCTGCAACCGCCACCAAGGAGGCCTCCAACATGGAGAAGAATACCACTGAAACCAGCAACATGTACGTCCTGACCGTAGTCGGCGGAGCGCCGATCTACTGGTTCGACAGCGAAGACAAGGCCTTCGCCGTGTGCGACGCCCTGACCGCCGCCGCCGAGGCGTCCGGTTTTGCCGCCAAGTACGACGTTACTGTCATCAAGAAGTGGGTGGCGTAGTGCAACGCGTTGTAGGGGGAGAGATGATTCAGCTTCCAAGGGATGCCGAGGGACGCGAGATTCCGCTGGACACCTCGGAGCTGTTTATTTCAGATGGAACTATGGTCCATGTCTTGAGGTTCGAGTACATGTACCACACCCATGACGCCCGTGACGCTTGGTTTGTGTATATCGAGCGCACGCCCGGTGAACACATGACTTTGCACGCCTGTGACGTACACCTCACCCAGCCCGACAGCTGGGAGAAGCTGGAAGAGGACATACGGCGAATCGGTACCGATGACTGCACGTGGTTCTGCGGGTACGCAAACGAGAACCCGGTCGAGAACGCGTGTCCCGATAGCTGCAAATTTTTCAAGGGCGACGAAATCACTTGCCGTAAGAAGCTAGCCGATGACATCTTGTCCCGTATCCGCAAGCTGCGGGGTGAGGACGATGCCTAACGACTGTGTGATGTGCGGCAAGACGCGCTTTAACTTCGGCGATTACGACGAGGGCGTCGAGATGTGGATTAACGAGACGAACGACGGTGACCACGTCATCGTTGTAGACCCTCCGTACGCATGGAGCATCCCGATTAATTACTGCCCGTTCTGCGGACGCAAGCTGAGCTGAGGAGCAAGAGCTAATGATTGAACTTAACCAGCCGGTCGACATGAACGGCGTTGATATTCCGATTGGCACCGGCTGCCTGTACGACGAGCAGGGCAACGAGCACGAGGTCCAGGAATGGGTGTACAACCAGACGACTGGGAAGTGGTCCTTCAAGTCGGAAGGTTCCGACGGCTACGACCCTGGCCTGTTCTGCGTCTCCAAGCCGGCAGGCGACAACAGCAGAAAGAGGCTGCTACAAGATTTGCGTATTGCCGAGTTTACGGCTCGGAATGACGGGATGTGGTGCTGCGCGTATCTTGGGCGCGGATATTTCCATTGCGATGGATGCCCCGCCGACGACAACTGCGTTGGCTATGTCATTTCGGACATCGCTGCACGCGTCCGCGCCGTCTTTGGCGGTGAGCAGGATGCCTAACCGCAACTATTCCGTCATCACCAACTTCGGGTGCCACTACCAGTGCCCGTACTGCATCACGAAGCAGACCGGTATGAGGCTTCCTGAGACTGACACCCTCGAGGTGTCTAAGACCGTTCTCCAGCTCATCGACGAGGATGAGATCGACTTCCTCAGCTTCAGCGGAGGCGGCGACCCCATGCACGGCATCTTGGACAACGGCAGGCCGACGCAGCACGCCGCATGGTACTCTCTGCTCCAGGCGGTCTGCCAAGACCACGGCATCAAGACCGAGATGCACACGAGCGCGACGACCCTCTACAGCTACATGCTGGATCGTCGCATCGTCTCCCTCCTCACGAAGTTCGACCGCCTGGTCTACCATTGCAAGACTATCGACGACCTCCTGCGCGTCGATTCGACGTTCGCTCTGAGGTACCGCTATTTCATGACGCCGATCCGCGCCGTATTCGTGGTGACGCCAGGTACCAACACGACTCTCGTCGACGCGATAGAACGGACGTTCCACAACTGCTCCAGCATCGGCGAACTGACCTTCCGCCAGATGGTCGACGGTAACTTCGTCCCTGATGGCACGCTCCGCGACTATTTGCTAGAGGGACACCGCGAGGGACGCTGGCACTACACGGAGCAGGATGATTACAACCGCTACATCGTCAACGACAAAGTGTATGACCGCTTCGAGGACATCGCCCTCGACTACAGCCGATAGGAGGACTGATGGACAACGAGGAGATTGCCGCCAAGGCGCGGCTCGCCGCCGACTTCATGAACGACCTGAGCGGACGCATCGAGGCCCGCGAGGACTGGATTACGTCTCTACACCTTGAGAGCGATTTTCATATCCCCGCGGGCCTCAGCAAGACGCGCCTGCTCGAGTCGATCCGCATGGGTCGCTCGATGCTGCTCGAGCTTTACAAGATGGTGGAGGTGGATGACAGATGATTACCGATAAAGAGCGTCGCGAGGTGGCAAATAAGTTGCGGGAGCGCACCAAGCATAAGCTAGTTAAGGGCGAGAGCATGCAACATATGTTCAGTGAGACTCTCGGTGTGTACCGTACGTATGACTACGGAGCATTTGGCCTGGTCAAGGAGTCCGAGACGTGGAAGAACATTGTCAACCTCCTTGCCGACCTCATCGACCGCCCCTCAATCAAGCCAGAGAAGGTCGGCCCAGCGTACTGGCGCTGTCCGCGCTGCGGCAAGATCAATTACAAGTTCGTTATTTTGGGCGACTGCGGGCCGCTGCCGTCGCACAACTGCGCATACTGCGGGGCGGTGATTGCCGATGATTAGCGACCGCGAGCGCCGCGACATCGTCACGGCGCTCAAAAACATCGTCTTTCTCGAGGATGATGAGACTGGTGAGGAGTACTGCGAGGTCGGCGACATTCTCGACGCCCTCGACGTTCACCCCGAGCTTGGCGAGTACCTCTACCACGACGACGTGGAGCGCCTAGTCGATATTGTCGACGCTAAGTGGAGCCATGGGTTCGTCCCCATGCTCAAGTCGTCCGTCAGGGCGCACAGGTACAGGCTCAACGCGAAGGCGCTGAAAATCTGGATGGTTGAGAACGACGTGACCTGCAAACGCTTGGGCGAGATGCTCGGAGTCCCATCCATGACCCTCAGCAATTGGATTAACAAGGGAGTCGAGCCTCGCGTCGGCTCTGTCATGGCGCTCTCTGACGTCACCGGAATGGACATTTACGACTTGATGGAGGTAGCCGATGATTAGCTTCTGTCGTCACCCGGTCCTGTATATCAGGCGTCTACTTCTGCCGACCTGTAAGACGTGCATCCACCATGACAGCGCCCGAGGCACAGGGTTCTGCGACTGCAAGGGGTACCGCGATCTCTACGAGAGGCTGGAGGGTGACGAACTCGACCACACCTTTTGCTCGGAGATTCGCGGGACCCGTTATTGCAAGTACATGGAGCGTAAGGAGCCGTCATATGAATTCTGATGCCATCAAGGAGATTGCCAACCAGCTCGGCGTCGGTGCCGACTACCTGCTCGCGCATCTGTCTGAGTTCGCCCCGAAGTGGGCGGCCATGAAAGTCGCGGAGCATGGCTCGGCCTGCCTACTGGCAGCGGTGGCGCTTGTCGTCTCGTCCTTCGTACTCATGAAGACTCTCAGGGAGTATCGCGATTGCGACGATTCCTCGGACGATGGCATGTTGTGCTTCTACATCATGCTTGTGTTCATGACCATCGCGCTAGTTGGCCTCATCACGCTCTGCTTCGAGCTTCCCGATACGATGAGGTACTTGGCTTCTCCTGATGCGGCTATCGTCGGCGACGTGCTCGGCGCTATGAAGCGATGATTATGGAAGTCATCGAAAACTAGATTTTATTGATAGGGGGTAAGGCATGGCGGAGAGGCGAATGTTCTCGAAGTCCATCGTCGAGTCCGACTCGTTCATGGATATGCCGTGCTCGGCGCAGTCGCTGTACCTCCACCTCGGCATGGCGGCGGACGACTGGGGGTTCATCAACAACCCCAGGGCCGTCAGACGCATGTGTGGGGCCTCGGAGAACGACCTGCGCCTGCTGGCGTCGAAGAAGTTCATCCTGGAGTTCCCATCGGGCGCTGCTGTCATCAAGGCGTGGTGGATCAACAACTACGTCCCGGCGGACCGCCGGCACGCGACTCGGTACCAAGAAGAGTTAGCCATGTGCTACATTGACGAGAACAAGTCGTACACTTTGCGCGACACCGGCGTCCGACCTGCGGATATGTTCACTTCGCCGAAGCCTGTATACAAATTGTATACAGAGGATAGGTTAGGTAAGGATAGGTTAGAAGAGGGTAGTAACTCCTCTAGGGTTGATACTCAACCTGATCCCGAACGTATTCCCGCGTCCACGGGGCCGGGCGGCGATGCCGCCGCGGCAAGTGCCAAGGGAAAGCCGAAGCCAAAGAAGCACAAGCACGGCGAGAACAGCAACGTCCTGCTCACCGACGACGAGCTTGCCAAGCTCAAGGAGCGCTTCCCCGACTGGTCCGAGCGCATCGACAACCTGAGCTGGTACCTGTCGTCCACCGGCAAGTCGTACAAGTCGCACTACAGCACCATCCTCAACTGGGCGAGGCGCGACGGCAGCAAGACCAGGCCGGCCCGCATGGACAGCGCGGTCCTCAGCGCACTGGACTCGGTGATGTGACGTGGACGTCGAGATGTGCCCCAAGTGCGGCCACCCCGTCGAGCGCGTCGTCTACGACGGGACCCGTCCGGTGAAGGTCCCGGTGAAATGCCGGTGCGCCTCGCTGGAGGCCCGCGCCGAGACGGCGTTCGTCGCCCCCGAGATGCGCCTGATGGACTTCGACCACGACGACGGGAAGTACGTCGGCGACCTCGTCGACAAGTGCCGCAGGTACGCCGCCACGCTGCCGGCCCAGAGGAACGGGCTGCTCCTGTTCGGCCCGCCCGACAGCGGCAAGACGTTCCTCGCCTGCTGCATCGCCAACGAGGCGCTCGACCGCGGGATGCGCGTCGTGTGCCGCTCGATGCCGTGGGTGTTGAGCCGCAGGTACGACGAGGTGCCGACGGCCGTCCGACTGCTCACCGACGCGGAGCTGCTGGTCCTCGACGACCTCGGGGCCGAGCGCACCAGCAGCTTCGGCAAGGAGACGGTCTACAGCATCGTCGACATGCGCTACCAGCTGCACCGTCCGACCATCGTCACGAGCAACCTCACGAGGGAGCAGCTGGCGGGAGAGGGCGACGTGGCCGACAGGCGCACGTACAACCGCATCCTCGGCATGTGCCGCCCGCTCAAGGTCGACACGGGCAGGCACCGCATGACCCGCGACGTGTACGCCGAGATGGACAAGTCGTTCGGGTGGTGAGGCGGGAACCGGGGGCCGGAACCGAAATCGGCCCCCGGAACCGAAACCGAAATCGAAATCGAAATCGAAATCGGAAATCAAAATCGGAAAATGAAATCGAAATCAAAATCACAATTTGAAAATCGAAATCAAAATCGAAATCGAAATCGCGCACAGCGCCTTAGTTGTAAATGCCGCCTGAAGGCCATGAGATTAGATTTGCGGGGCGCTGCGGGCCTTGGACCAGTCGGTGCAGGGCGAGGCGTGTAAGTGCCCCGAGAATAGCGTCTCGTCGCCCCAGGCGGCATTTCGCGTGGTAGGATATGCCGCAGCACATTGACAGAAGAAGGAGGGCCATGGCCTGCACCACACCGCTCTCGCCGGTGAAGGACCCCAGCTCCGGGTCCAAGCTGAAGGCGAGGATGAGGGAGACGGGAACCACCGTCGCCGAGCTGTCCGAGAGGACGGGAATCTCCACGAGGACCATCACCGCGCTGAGGAGCGGGGCGAGTTCCGGAAACTTCGCGACGTGGCGCGCCATCGCGCGGGCCATGCGCTGCGGCATCGAGGAGGTGGCCGGATGACGCCCGAGCAGGAGGCCGAGCTGGGACGCGGCATCTACGACCGCGAGAAGGTCCACGCGCTCATCTCCGCGTTCGCGGACTCGGCGGTCGAGCTGGGCGCGAACTTCCTCGAGGTGGCCGAGGCGGCGCAGGCCGTCGGGACATCGGCGATGGCCGCGATAGCGGCGCAGGCGGCGATGGCGGACCGCGCCGATGCCGCCGCCGACGAGGAGGGCGCGGACGAGTCGCCCGAGCGCTGACGCTTCCCGCCCCGCGGCGCGGCGTGCTCCGCGCGTTTCCGCAGGCCGCACGCGCTTTTTGGGTGGCCGTGCGCGTATTATATCCACTTTTTCGGAACCGGCCGAAAAAACGCGACCCCGCCGATAATATGGTCCCGGCGGGGTCGCATATTTTTCCGGCGTGCATAAAACCGCCGGCATGGCCTTTGACCTGCGAAAACGCCACAAGGGGCCACCAGATAGGCCTACACGGCCCGCTGTCGTGTCGTGGCTGTACTCGGTCGTGCCGGCCCAAAAACGGCCCTAAAATAGGCATTAGAGCGGCCCAGACGGCTATATACGGCCGTGGCCGTGGGCCTATATCGTCCCAGCGGCCGGCAGCCGTCGAGCGCCTGCGTTTGTGTGCGAGACGTGATCCGGTGGCCGCCTGGAGCGTCCTACGATCTCCAGGACGACGACCAGGACGACGCGCGGCCGCCTGGAGCGCCCAGGACGACGGCCGCGCGGGCTAATCCGGCGGCCCTGGAGCGTCAACAAAAAACGCCCGGCACCGGTTAGGGTGTCGGGCGTTTTCTCGTTTTATTGATATGGGTAGCGCTAGCCGCCAAGCAGGATATTGATGATTGCAATGATGATTGCAATAAACGCGATGATCATGAATAGCGTAAACGGCAGTATGACAGGCTCCAGTAGTAGGCGTATTAGTGACCATATGAACTCGGCGTTTGCGTCGGCGTAGGCGGGCATGGTTGCATCAACTCCAGACGATGGCGGGCCACGGCCAGGACGACGACGGCCACGGCCAGCGCGGCCACGGCCCGCCGGCTCACGTGCGCCGGCTGATTAAGCCACCGGCGCACGGCTACGGCCAGGCTAGCCACGATTGCCGCCCAGGCGTTTAAGGTCGTCGTCCGTAGCGCAGTACGGAATTGATCCGCAGCGTGCACAGTGGTACCGGCACTCGGTATACTCCTCGCAGAACTCGCGGCAGTTGTTCCAGGTGTAGTACTCCTCGAAAACGTCGCTAACTGTGTACGTCTCGTCGGCATACCGGACGGCCGCCGCCGTGGGCTGATCGTCCCATAGCATAGGCTGCTCCAGGTCGTCGAGGTCTTCCCAGTCCGGCCAGCGGTCCGGGCTATCCCAGCCGTACGCATACGATCCGCAGCGGTATACCGGTTCGAACGGCCGCCAGCTGTCGTTACTCGCATGGATACCCGGTTGCACGTCCTCCCAGCCGGCACCGGTTAGGCGTACGTTGCCGTGGCCGTCCATGATCGCCAGGCGTGAGCCCTGCGACGAGTCGCGCAGCATGTCGGCCGCCAGGCGCGACACTGCCAGGCCGCCGCACCGGCGTACCTCGGCATCATTGGCGAGGTATAGGGCAACGTCGCGAACGTATGCAACTGTATCGCTAACTCCGGGCTTTACGGCCGCCTGGTAGTCACGTAAAACGCCGTTATGCGCCACGGCTAGCGGTACGCTTGAATTGGTGGCGCGGATCATATCCAGGCTATCGACGACCGGGAACGGGTGAGTAAGTCCGGGCGTGTTGCCGCCACCGGTTCCGATACGCATATGCAGCACCAGGGGCACGTCCTCGGGAACGTCGGCGATAGCGTCCAGGTAGGTATCCAGGTTCATAAAGCCCTTGCGGATCTGTACAAGGCCGCCGTCCGGGTACATAAGTCCAGCGCCGTCCGGGTTTGCGTAGAAACACTCTTCGATAATCGAGGTAGCAGGGCGAACGCCGGCGGCACACGACAGGATAATGCACATAATTGAGCACCTAACTATTTGATTTGGTTATTGATCTGGGGATAGCGCCGGCCGTGAGCCGGCGCGGATTGTCTAGAGGTTGCGCGCTTGCAGGTACGCCAGCAGGTCAGCGCTTGGTAGCTTGCGGCTGTCAAGCGCTTTTACCATCTGCTTTACAAGGTCGCGCCAGCTCCAGGACTCCAGCGCCTCAACGTCTGTAAGACAGTCGCCGGCGATTAGGGCCAGCGCGGCCGTTGCCTCGATAGTCGCGCGTAGCGTCTGCTTTACCAGGGTGCCGCGCCACAGTCGCAGCTCGACGGTAGCGGAGTTTTCGCAGTTGATCGCGGTATGGTGCCCGGTCTTGCGGTACGTCTTGCGTCTCTTTTCCGCTGGACTGTCGCCCAGGCTGATACCGGACTGGAAGTCACTTTCAAGCCTGCAATAGCTCATATTGTCGAGGTTTCGACGGCTGAATACCTGCCACTCGGCAGCGTGGCCTTGGATCAGGCGTATAAACGTCGTTACCTTCTCGTCAGTGTCGAGCCAGGTGCGCGAAATATGGATATGCAGACCGCAGTTTCCGCCGTTGTGCGAGCGGGCGTTATGCTCGGCGCACGTGTCGAGGATCACGTCCCAGAGCCGGCGGCCGTCCAGGTCGTCGAGCGGTGCCAGATGGTAGGCCGCGCTCATAGGCTGCGTTACGATCTCGCAGCCGTCAGTTAGGCTTCCGTCCTCCTTGCACACGACGCGCTCATCTCCAACGGCCATGATAACGTCCCTGGCCAGCGCTTCCGGGTTCTCGGTTCGGTATGCCTCGGTTTCAAGCTCGACGCCAAGATACAGGCCGGCGGGCGTCGGGTCGTCCTTTGTGCGGTAGTAGTTGCTTGCGTAGGTGTGGTCATAGCCCTGTAGGTATTCGCTCTCCGGCTTGCAATCGCAGCAGTAGGCATCGCCGTAGGCGTCGCGATAGCAGTCATTTTCAAGCGTGCTCCCGCACTCGTAGCAGTGCGGTAGATCATCCTCGCACGACGGGCACAGGTGCCTGTAGTTTTCCTCGCCGTCGTGGCCGTGTACTAGGGTTTCGCCGTCGCAGTCTCCGAAGCCGGCGTAAAACTCCCCGCAGCTGTCGCAGGTATACGCGCTGTCGTCTCGACAGCTCTCGCACCATGCCTCGTCAATCGTGTCACAACGATAGCTGATCCAGACGTGCACAGTCTCCAGGTTTTCCGAGTTGTGGTATTCGCCGCAGTGGTCGCACGGCTCGGCGTCGCTGTCGACGCACGCCGCGCACCACGTTTCGCCGTCAACCTCGGTCGTCTCGTCCTCGTCGATCCACTCTCCGCAGTGGTCGCATTTGACGTAACCGGCGGCTATTAAGCAGTCCGGGCACATGTCGTCTACGTAGGCGTCCTTTGCAAGGTGGTCGTATCTAACCGGACGGCCGCATTTCGGGCAGGCAACAATATATCCGCTCATATTGCGCAGTTGGTCGTTAAGCTCGCCGTAGCTGTCTGCTCGATCCTGTTCGGCATGACTGAGGATATAGCTACGCCAGTGTTGCGAGGCAGCCTTTACTATGCCATCCCTCACGCGCTCCACGGCCTCGAGGTCAGCCAGCGGCCCGGCCGCCTCGGCTGTCTTGTTGATGGTGCTATACTCGTACATTGTCCCGATCTCCTTTACTACGTTGGGACGTTGGCCGGTATCCGTTGCAGCGGTGCCGGCCTTTTCTTTGACTGGCCGCCGGACGTTCTGTCCGTCGCTCCAGCCGTTGGCAAGACCTTACAACCGCCGGCGCTGATCTGTCCAGCACTTTCCCCAACATTTTTAGGACGGCCGGCACACTGGCCGCCGTCGTGCATAACGCCGTGGCTCTGGATCATAGGCCGGCAGGCGGCAGGCCGGCAACGTTTCCGCAGGTAGAGCAGCATAGCAGCAGGTAGGCGGGCCGTCTGTAGCAGTGCATAGAACGGCCCAGGAATTGAATAATTGCATAAAAATTGATAGTTTCTGTAACCCACCATCCCCCCGGGTATATAGGCATTGGTGCCCGGAGGGGGTCCGGCGCGGGGAGTCAATTTAATGCGAAAACCGAATTTGAAAAACTCAATTTTTGGACAATCTGTCGTATATTACGGACGTAGAGTACGGCTAAATGAATAAGACGAATGAAAGTAGGTGATTCCCCTGGCTAGGGAGTTCGCTAGGCGCTTCTACAAGTCGAAAGGCTGGGAGAGGGCGAGGAAACTCGCCATGGAGCGCACCATCACGTACCCGTCCGGTGCCGTGTGCCCGTCCGGGATGTGCCAGAGGTGCTTCGAGACTACCGGCAGGCTCGTCCCGGCCGAGATAGTCCACCACAAGGTCTACCTGACGCCCGAGAACATCACGGACTCGCGCATCTCGCTGGACCAGTCGAACCTCATGCGCGTGTGCCGCGACTGCCACGCAGAGATTCACTACCCAGACGACTACAGGCCTCGCATGGCCTTCGGACCAGATGGAAGGGCGGTTCCGCTTGACTAAGAAGAAGGACGGGCGCGTCGAGGAGCTTGCGGCGCTCATCAGCAACCTCGACGGCCTCAACCTCGCGCTTGCGAAGGACATGCTCGAGGAGTACGTGTGGATGCTCGACCAGATGGACGAGCTTAAGGCGATGGTCGACACCTACGGCATCGTCGAGGTTACAGAGCGCGGAGGCTCCGGCAACCGCCACGAGGTCAAGGAGGAGTCAAAGTACTTCATCGCGTACCAGCGCCTCGTGACCAAGACCATCGCGGTCGCGTCGGCAATCAAGAAGTTCTGCAAGGACAACGAGCGCGAGGTCCCCGAGGACGACGGCTTCGATGAACTCTAGGAAGCCCTCCGGCGGGTACGTGCCTCCCGAGCGCGACGGCCTCGAGGCAAAGAGGTATTTCCAGGACGTCATCGACGGCAAGATAACGACGAGCCAGAAGGTCATCAAGCTCGCCAAGAAGTTGATCGACCGCTTCGACGACGGGTACAAGTGCTGGCACTACGATGCCGAGAAGGCGCTGAGGCCCGTCAAGTTCATCGAGAGGTTCATCTTCATCTCGCAGGGCAAGGTCGGAAAGCACCTCGTCCTCGAGGACTACGAGCTTGCCTTCATCGAGACGGCGTTCGGCTTCGTCGACGAACTCGGCATGAGGCAGTTCAACGAGGTCCTGCTCATCATCGCGCGTAAGAACGGTAAGACCGAGCTTGGCGCGGCAATCTCGCTGTACCTCATGACGAAGGACGGGGAGTTCGCCCCGCAGCTCTACTCCGTCGCCACGAACAAGGACCAGGCGTCCCTCATGTACGGCGCGATGCTGTCGATGGTTTCGCAGTCGCCGGCGCTCAACAAGCGCCTGCACAAGGGCATCATCCCGTCGCGACACCAGGACGGCCTCATCTTCGACTCGAACCGCGGCTACTACACGCCGCTGTCGTCGCAGACGCGCTCGCTCGACGGCCTGAACGTCCACTGCGCCGTGGTCGACGAGCTTCACGCCATCGTGAACCGCGACCTGTTCGACCTCGTCAAGCAGGCCACCGCCGCACGCGACCAGCCGATGATTCTCGAGCTGACGACCAACGGCTTCAATCGAGACAACCTGTTCGACGACCAGTACGACTACGCGTCGCGCTGGCTAGACGGGCAGTTCGAGGACGACCACTTCCTTCCGTTCGTCTACGAGCTGGACAGCCGCGCGGAGTGGACCGATGAGTCGTGCTGGGTCAAGGCCAACCCGGGCCTCGGCACGGTCAAGAAGGTCGAGTACCTCCGCGCCCAGGTGCAGAAGGCCAAGAACGACCCGAGCTACCTTCCGACGGTCCTGACCAAGGACTTCAATATGCCGGAGAACCGCGCGTCGGCATGGCTCACGTTCGAGCAGGCCGTTAACCGCGAGGAGTTCGACTGGAAGGACATGGGCTTCCGCTACTGCATCGTCGGCTACGACGCGTCGGACACCATCGACCTCACCAGCGCCCAGGCGCTCATGATGAGGCCGGACGACCCCAAAATCTATGAGATGTCTATGTACTGGATACCGGAGTCGCAGCTCGAACACCACCGCAAGAGCGGCCTGCGCAAGAACCGCGACAACGTGCCGTACGACAGGTGGATTGACGCCGGGCTGGTGCGCGTGGTGCCCGGAAATACAATCGACCATCGAGTCGTGTTCGAGTGGATGCAGCAGCTAAGGGACGAGTTCAACGTCTACCCGTTCGCCATGGGATACGACCCGTGGCACCTCCAGGACGACTCGTGGAAGGACATGGCCCGCCAGTTCGTCGGTAAGAAACGCAGCGAGGAGGTCCGATTCGGGCCGCAGACCCTGTCCATCCCCATGAAGGAGATAAGGACCGTCTACGACCGCAAGGGCATCGTCGATAACAACAACCCCGTCAACCAGTGGTGCCGCATGAACGTCGGCATAATCACGGACACCAACGACAACATCAAGCCCGTCAAGGCCAACGGCTCGTCCGGCCGCATCGACGGGTGGGCCGCCGAGATTTGCGCCTACGTGTGTCTCAAGCGGCACTGGGAGGACTACGAGGCGTCCATGTAGCAGCAGGTTCCTTTGCCGCAAGTTTCTTCGGCGAAGGAACCTTCGTCTTGACTGCCAGCGTCCCTGCCTTACATTTGAGTCATGGGACTTCTAGATATTTTCCGTCCCAAGCACGCACAGCAGGCCTCCAAGGTCGTGCTCGCGCCAGAGTTCAAGACGCTAACCGAATACGCACCGGCTTTCTCCACGTGGGGCGGACAGCTCTACGAGAAGGCCCTCACGCGCTCAGCAATCGAGAAGAGCGCCATGTTCGCGTCGAAACTCAAGCCCGAGGTGCTTGGCGACTCCAAACCGCGCATCAAGCGTATGATCCTGACCGCCCCCAACCAGTACATGAGCTGGCCTAAGATGTTGGCCCGCCTCATGACCATCATGCTCAACGACAACACGGCGGCGGTCGTCCCGTCGCTCGACACCGGCGGCAACATCACGGGCCTGTTCCCGCTGAAGTTCGCACACGCCGAGGTCGTCGAGTACGCCGGCGAGCCTTGGATTAGGTTCTACCTCGACTCCGGCGACACGATGGCAATCGAACTCAGGTACGTGTGCCTGCTGACGCGCTTCCAGTACGAGAGCGACTTCTTCGGCAGCGCCAACGACGCGCTGAACTCGACGCTCGCGCTCATGGACTACCAGGAGCAGGCGCAGGAGGTCGCAATCAAGAACTCCGCCAAGATTCAGTTCATCGGCGCTATCAACGGCTCCGTCAGGCCGGAGGACCTCGACAGGAAGCGAAAAGAGTTCTCGGAGACGAACCTAAGCTCAAAGAACACCTCGGGCCTGATGCTCTACGACAACACTTTCGAGAACATCAAGCAGGTTGAGCCTCAGAACTACACCATCGACTCCGGCGAGATGGAGCGCATCGAGACGAACGTCTACAACTATTTCGGAATCAACGAGGACATCATCCAGTCCAAGTACTCCGAGGAGACGTTCGGCGCGTTCTACGAGAGCCAGATTGAGCCGTTCGCGGTCCAGCTCGGAGAGGGACTCAGCCAGATGCTGTTCACGCCCATCGAGCGCCGCCACGGCAACGGCATCTGCTTCAGCGCGAACAGGCTGGAGTACGCCACCAACGCATCCAAGCGAAACATGATCCGAGACATGCTCGACCGCCGCGTCATGACCATCAACGAGTCGCGCGAGGTCCTACAGCTACCGCCCGTGCCGGGAGGCGACGTCTTTATCGAGCGCGGCGAGTACGTCGTGTTCGATGCCGACGGAAACGTCCAGGTGCAGACGGGTGGCAAGACCCCGCTCGTGGCACGCCCGAAAGGCAACAGCTACGGCGAGGGCGAGCTTGACCTCGAGGGCGACGACGCCATCTACAACGACGTTGACACCAAGGGAAAGAAGGAGGAGGACGACTGATGCCCTACAAACCTGACCAGCGCGAGTACCGCAGCTTCGCCGGCGTGTTCCATGCGGCCCCTGAAACCGAGGACCGCAAGAGCGCGTACACGGTCGAGGGGTACGCGACCACCTTCGACGTCCCGTATGACTTCGTGCGCGGCGCAAAGGAGTGCATCCGCTCCACGGCTCTTGTCGGCGCTGACATGTCTGACGTCATCTTCCAGCTGAACCACGACGGCCAGACGCTGGCACGCCTGAAGAACGGCACGCTTGAGCTTACCGCAGACGAGCACGGCCTGTTCGTCCGCGCCGACCTCAGCGGCTCGCAGGCCGGCCGCGACCTGTACGAGGCAATCAACAACGGACTCATCGACAAGATGAGCTGGGGCTTCAACATCGCCCCTGACGGCTGGGAATGGGACGAGGAAACCCGCACCAGCTATATCACCAAGGTCGAGAAGGTGTTCGACGTATCCGCCGTCTCCATCCCGGCCGACCAAGACACAGAGATTCACGCGCGTTCCTACCTCGACGGAGTGATCGAGCAGGAGCACCAGGAGTTGGTGCGCCGCGAGAACGAGCGCAGGCAGCGTCAGGCGGCCGCGCTCAAGCTACGTTTGCTCTAACGAAAGGAACAAGAAAATGGAGTTCATCCCCATGGACGCGGCCCAGTATCGCGCCCTCGATGACGCCTCCCTCGAGCACCGCCGTGCCGAGGTAGTCGCCGAACTCGACAACGCCGACAGCACCGTCGGCATGGACGTCCTCAACGAGGAGGTTCGTCTCATCCAGGAGGAGGTCGAGCGCCGCAACCAGGCCAACGCCCTCCGCTCCTCCCGTGTCGCCGCCGTCGCCAACGGCGCAGGCGCACTCGTCACCGGCGGCGCTCAGACCGCCAACCCCGACGTCTCCGTCACCCGCAACGAGGACCCGTTCGACACTGAGGACTACAACCGCGCCTTCTACGACTACACCGTCCGCGGCATCGAGTACCCCGACGGCCTCGTGACCCGCGGCATGGTCCCCGAGAACGTCCGTGCCGACGCCTTCACGCAGACCTCCGACGTCCCGCACTTCATCCCGACCACCCTCTCGAACACCATCATCCAGAAGATGTCCGAGTACGGCACCATCTGGCCCAAGTTCACCAAGATGAACGTCCAGGGCGGCCTTGAGATCAGCATCTGGGACTACCTGCCGACCGCCAGCTGGGTCACCGAGGCCAAGCCCTCCGACACCCAGAAGGCAACCGATGCCGACCGCATCTCCTTCCTCTACTACATGCTCGAGGTCAAGGTCGCTCAGAGCTTCCTGTCCCAGGTGACCACCATGGACATGTTCCAGCGCCAGTTCCCCGAGAAGTGCGCAGAGGCCATGGTCCGCGCCCTCGAGGCTGCCGGCGTGAACGGCAGCGGCTCCGGTATGCCCCTCGGCATCCTCAAGGACACCCGCCTCACCGACGCCAACAAGGTGACCTTCGACGAGAAGGCCATCGGCACGTGGGCAGGATGGGTCAACGTTCTCAAGAAGGTCAAGGCCCCGTACCGCAGCCGCGGCGAGTGGACCATGACCCAGGCAACGTGGGACACCTACGTCGACGGCATGGTCGACGCAAACGGCCAGCCGGTCGCCCGCGTCAACTACGGCCTCGACGGCGCTCACAGCGAGTCCTACCGCCTGATGGGCAAGAACGTGAACATCGTCCCCGAGGACATCCTGCCCAACTACGAGGATGCCAAGGGCGGCGCAGCCGACACCCCCTGCATCCTGTTCGGCAACCTGTCCAACTACATCGTCAACCAGCAGATGGGCATGCGCTCCGTCCGCTGGAACGACGAGGACAAGAACGTCACCAAGCTCAAGATGCAGACCGTCGTCGACGGCAAGCTCGGCGACACCAACGGCTTGCTCGTCATCTCTGCCCCCAAGAAGACGGCTTAGCCCATGGGAGGTGACGCGACATGGCGCTCCTAGACGAGGTCAAGGTGGCCCTGCGCGTCACCTCCGATGCCTTCGATACGGAGATTCAGGGCCTCATCGAGGCTGCCAAGCGCGACCTTAACCGCGTTGGCGTCGACGAGGCCCTCGTCGATTCCGACCCGCTCGCAAAGATGGCGGTCGTCCTCTTCGCGAAGTCGAGGTTCGGTTACGACAACAGCGACGCGTCCCGCTTCGAGGACGCATACAGGCAGACGGTCGTGGACATCCTCAACTCGCCGACGTCCTACGGAGGCGACGGCAAATGAGGTGGAACGACGTCTGCTTCCTGCTCGCGTGGCCCGACATGGTCCAAGACGAGGCCGGAAACGTGATTCAGGGGCAGCCGGAGCGCAGGATGCGCTACTGCAACCGCTTCACCGTCGGCAGCGACCTATGGGCCACGTCGTTCGACGTCGGCCTCCGCGCCGACGCCCTCATCCAGCTCAGGGCCGACGAGTACTCGGGCGAGAGCGAGGTCGAGTTCGGCGGAGTCCAGTACGACGTCGAGAACGCCTCAGTCTCGGGCGAGTTCGTGAAGCTACAGCTGGGAAGGCACGTCTCCAATGGCTAGCAGGACTGTCGGGGCCGACGCCTTCGCATCGGCACTCGACGAGATATTCGGAGACATCAAGGCCGTATCGTGCGACGACCTGCTCGAGTCCGTAAGGGACGGCTCCGAGGAGGCAAAGCAGGCGTGGCGCGATGGCGCTCCGGTCCGCACTGGCGACTACAGCAAGTCGATCCGCTACAGGGTCGAGGGAACCGAGGAGAAGCCCGAGTCGCACGTCTACTCGACGAAACCGGGCCTCCCGCACCTCCTCGAGAAGGGCCACGCCACCATCGGCGGCGGCCGCGTGCCCGGAAGGCCCCACGTCGCCCCGGCGGCCGAGCGCGGCTTCCAGAAGGCATACGAATCGCTCGTCCAGAGGCTGGAGGCCGACCTATGAGCAACGTGGGAGTCATCGGCGCGACACTGACCGGACCGCTCGGAAAGACCGAGGACGGAATCGTCATCGGCGCGAACGTCGAGGTCGTCGAGCCGACAGCGCACATCGGAGAGGCTCTCGAGCTGTTCGGGTCGTACGACAGGCTCGTCTACGAGGCGTGCAGGTCCACCGGCCTCGCCGGAACGCACCAGGCGTACCCGGAGGGGTCGAAGGTCAAGCCGCCGTTCTTCGTCTACTCGCTCGACTCCGGCGGAGAGCAGTACGCGGACGACGACAACTGGTACTCGATGCCGAGGTACCGGGTCGAACTCATCGAGAGGCAGGCCGACCCTGTGGTCGAGACAGCCCTTCTGATGGCCCTAAAACGGGCGTTCGGACCCGTCCGCGTGTACGAGGACTGGTCCGAGTCGGAGCACGCGCGAATCGTCTCCTATTACTTCACAGTTACCAAGGAAGGGAACTAACCAATGGCAAAGGTTAAGTACGGACTCAAGAACGTCCACTATGCCGTCTGGGACCCCGAGAAGTCCCAGTACAAGACGCCCGTCAAGGCACCTGGCGCTAAGAAGCTCACCGTCGAGTACGACGGCGACGTGACCAAGTTCTACGCCGACGACGTCGTCTACGCCACCTTCGTCGACTCCTCCAGCATCTCCGGCGAGCTTGAGCTTGCCGATACCGAGGAGCAGATGCTCATCGACTTGCTCGGATATATCGACGATAGCGGACTCCTGCTCGAGGACATGGACAGCACCGGCGTCGAGTTCGCTCTGATGTTCGAGGTCAACGGCGACCCCTACAAGCGCCGCTGCGTCTACTACAGCTGCAAGCTGTCTCGTCCCAACACCGAGGCGAACACCAAGGAGGACACGACCGACCCCGACACCGACACCTACAGCTTCTCCGCCGCAGGCAAGCAGCTCCAGGTCAAGGGCGAGGCCAAGAGCATCTCCAAGGCCACCGTCAAGTCCACTGACAAGGCCAAGTACGACTCCTTCTTCGATAGCGTCCTGCTTCCGACCGCTTCGGCCTAGACAAACAGCTGAAAGGGGCACCTGCGGGTGCCCCTTTTCTTTTGAAAGAAACACGCGGACCTCTCGTCGAGTAGGCGGGCGAGAGGCCCGCGTGTCTCTTTTAACGCCTACAAGGAAAGGTAGACAGCATGAAATACGACATCGACGGCACCGGGGAGCTTGAGTACATCTGCTCCGCGTACACGACCTACCTGTACGAGCAGGAGTTCGGCGTGTCCCTCATCGCTGACTTCTACGGCAGGGTCGATCTCGGTGATGACAGCGGCGAGGTGGTGACCGCCGAGTTCGTCGAGAACAGGCTCGCCGAGAACATGCCCGTCGACGAGAAGACAGGTAAACAGAAGCCGCTTCCGAAGGCCACGTCCGCACTCGTGCGCAGGGCCTTCCCCCAGTACGTCAACACCGTAATCGACTACACGAAGGACCGGTGGGACGCGACGCTGCGCGTCATGTGGGCCATGCGCAAGACAGCCTGCGACGTCGCCGGCGACGCCTGCCCGACGTTCAAACAGTGGCTCATGGGCCTCGGACAGGTGAACATGCGCGACACCAACTTCGCTGCGTTCGAGGAGACGCAGCGCGGCCTGTTTCACACCCGCTCTTAAAGGAGTGCCGGCACAGTCCGGCGAATCGGGCGAAGACCCGCTCCGGTACACGCGAATCTTCTCATCCGGCCTCCGCGCGGGCATCCCGTGGGACCGCCTGATGACGATGCGCCTTCCGGAGCTGCTGATGTTCCTCCAGTCGACCGTGCCACAGCGGAACAGCTCCGACGGCACGCGCGACGCAACCCTAGAAGACATAGACCGGCTGCTCGGTTAACAGGAAGGGCATGGTGACCCATGGCGGACGCATATCGCGGACTGACCATCAAGATCGGCGGCGACACCACCAAGCTCACTGCCGCCCTCAAGGCAGCTACCAAGGCCGGTGCCGAGACTCAAAGGCAGCTCAAGGCCATCACCAAAGCCTCCAACCTCGACCCCGGCAGCCTGACCAACGTCACGCGAAAGTACGAACTTCTCAAGGACCGCGCACAGGAGGCCGCCCTCAAGCTCAGGACGCTCAAGGAGGCCCACGAGCAGCTGTCCAGGGCGACCGCTGCCGGTACCGACCGAAGCGTCAAGGAGCTTGCGGAGCACACCGAGAACGCGGCCCTGAACGCACAGCTCGCGCTCAAGCGATACAACGCGCTCAACGCGGAACTCGACAAGATGTACGGCCCAATCAACAAGGCCGCACGCGCGATGGATGAGTTCCCCGACGACTTCAAGCTCTCCGACGCCATCCGCAGCTCCAACGAGGAGTTCGAGACGACCGTCGCCAAGCTGAAGGAAGTCGGACTCGTCACCGATGACGACATCGACGCCATCATGGAGATGCGCGGCGCATGGCAGCAGGCGTTCGACGAGAACGAGGCGGCAAAGCAGGTTGCCGAGCTGAAGCATCTCGAGAACGAGATCGACGTTACCACGTCCGACGTGAGGAGCCTGTCCACGCAGATGGGCAAGCTCAACATCCCGTCGAACCTGGCCCAGGGGTTCATCACGACCGACCGAGAGGTCGAGAAGATGGACGCCTCCATAAAGGACCTCATCGCCGACGCGAAGCGCTGCGACGCGGCCCTCAAAATGAACCCGAACAACATGATGGCTGCCGAACGCAAGCTGAACGACCTCGCTCAGGCGGCCGAGCTTGCCAAGCGCAAGGCCGAGCTTCTCGGCGACAAGCTGAAAGCGTACGAGGAGTCCGGCGTCGACAAGGTCGCCGCCTCCACCAAGAACGTCGCAATCGAGGCACAGAAGGCCACCGAGCACTGGTCCGGCATCAATTCGGAGCTTCAGTACGCCAAGGCGGCCCTACAGGACGTCGAGAGCCGCATGAAGCAGGTCGACCAGTCCGCAAAGTCCACTGAGGACGACTACAAGCAGGCCGCAGAGGCCGTGCTCAAGGCGAAGACCGCCGTGTACGAGCTGTCCGCGGAGGAGAAGAAGGCGGCATCCGCCCGAGACTCCGCGAACATGCAGAAGGAGTACGTCGAGGTCAAGCAGTCCGCCGAGGAAGCCAAGATTCAGGTCGACGAACTCGCATCGTCCATGCGCAACATGGGTGGCACCGTCGAGTTCGGATGGTCCACCGTGAAGTCGCTCGGCATGACGCTGTCCGCCACGCTGACACCGGCGATGGTCGCGCTCGGCGGCGCGTCCATCAGCGCCGCGAACGACATGGACTCCGCCTACCGCGACATGCGCAAGACTGTCAACGGCACCGAGCAGGACTTCGAGAGCCTCAAGCAGGCCGCAATCGACTTCTCCAACACGCATGTAACGTCCGCGTCGCAAATCCTGTCCATCCAGGCAATCGGCGGCGAGCTTGGAATCGCCACAGAGGCGCTCGACACGTTCGCGACGACCGTCTCGAACATCGACGTCGCCACCGACCTCAATGCCGACGAGGCCGCGACTGCCCTCGGACAGCTCGCGAACATCCTCGACGACCTCGACGAGAGCCACATGCCGGCGTTCTCCGACTCGCTCGTGCGCCTCGGAAACAACGGTGCGTCGACCGAGTCGCAGATCATCGACATCGCCAAGCGCATCGGCTCCATGGGTTCCATCATCGGCATGACCACGCCGGACATCCTCGCATGGGCCTCGTCCATCGCGTCGACCGGCCAGAACGCCGAGTCCGCCGGCACCGCAATCAGCAAGACGATGTCCAACATCGAGACTGCCGTGGCACAGGGCGGAGGCTCGCTCGACGCCTTTGCAAGGACGTCGCAGATGTCCGCGGAGGACTTCAAGGCCGCATGGGGCAAGGACCCGACTGCCGTGCTGAAGGCGTTCGTCGAGGGCCTCAAGGGAATCGAGGAGAGCGGCGGTTCCGCCGACGCGACCCTCGTCGACCTCGGCATCACCTCGGTCCGCCAGAAGCAGGCGGTCGAGGGCCTGATGCAGACGGTCGAGGGACTCGACGACAACCTCACGATGTCTCGCGACGCATGGAGCGGCGTGAGCGACGAGTGGGGAGACGCGGGCGATGCCGCCGCTGAGGCGAGCAAGAAGGCAGAGGGCCTGTCCGGCTCAATCTCCCGAATCGAGAACGCCGGCGAGAACGCCGCGTCCGCACTCGGCGACGCTCTGGCACCGATTTTCTCCCGTGTTGCCGACGTCGCAGGCGACGCCGCCAAGAATTTCGCCAAGGCCGACGACAGCTTCCGCCTGTCTGCCGCAGGTGCTGGATTGCTGGCGGCAGCCGCAGGCCCGGTGCTGTCCATTATCGGAACGGCGGGAACAGGAGCGAAGCAGCTAAGGGAGCACCTGTCCAAGCTGAACAGCGCGTCGGCGAACGCGGCGAAAATGGCAGCGGCCATGGCCGACGAGCTTTCGGGACTCACCGCAAAGGAGAAGCTCGCCGTAACGGGGACGAAGCTCCTGGCTGGTGCGAGCACCGTACTGAAAGCGTCGCTGCCGATTGTCGCCGTCAGCGCGGCGGTAGGCGTCGTCGGTGCACTCGTGGCCGAATATGCAAGGTGGAAGGAAAAACAGGACCTCGTCAACGGCGCGATGCAGAGCGCCTCGTCCATCATCGACAGCCATAAGGGTTCAGTCGATGCGCTTGATGATGCCTATGCCGGACTCAAGCCGGACGTCGACGGACTCTATGAGTCCCTGACAGACATCAACGATGGGTTCGCGTCCTCGCTCGACGACATCGGCTCGAACAAGTACCTACTCGAGAGCTATATCGGCACCATCGAGGAGCTTACGTCAAAGTCCGAGCTGAACAAGTACGAGCAGGAGAAGCTCGCCGCGGCCGTGAAGGGCTACAACGACATCACGGGCGACTCCGTCGGCGTGACCGATGCGGTGTCCGGCTCCATCTCCAAGAGCACCGATGCGCTGAAGGCCAATGCCGACGCGTGGGAGCTGAACGCCAAGAAGCAGGCGTACTCCAAGGTCGCGGCAGAGTACCTCGAGGAGGAGGCCCGCGCGACCGTCGAGGTCGAGAAGGCCACCGACGCATACAACAAGAGGCTCGCGAAGCACGACGAGTGGATTGAGCTGTACATCAAGAACAACTCGGCAGCCGGAAAGGTCACCAAGGAGCAGGCCGAGGCCGCGTGGGAGAGCGCGACCGCGACATCCGAGGAGAAGAAGAACCTCGACGAGGCGACAGAGGCCCAGAAGAAGGCCGCCGAGAACACGAAGTACCTGACGGACCGCATCGAGGGCATGGACGATGCCACAGAGCGCGTCTCCGGCGCGTTCAAGGGGCTGTCCGACTCCATGTCCGGCTATGGCAGCAGCATCACATCCTCGCTGGCCCTCGGAATCGAGAACGGCAAGGTCACTGTCGACCAGGCCGTGGCGTTCGTCACGAACGGCGTCAACGCTGCCGTGGAGGGACTGCCTCCCGAGATGCAGCCGCTCGGACTCAGCGTGGCCCAGATGCTCGCACAGGGCATCGCTGACGGCTCCATCGGGGTTGGCGACGCGACGCTCATCATGAAGTCGCTCGCCGAGGGGAACATCTCCGACCTGCCCGATACGTTCAAGCGCTACGGCATCGACTGCCCGCAGGCCCTTGCCGACGTCATCGAGCAGTACTCCAACCTGCCGGCCGACGCCACGCAGGCCATGAAGGACGCCGTCCTGCTCAAGCTCGACGACGAGCTTGTGACCAAGTGCAAAGAGGCCGGAATCAACATCGACGAGGGCCTCGCCGAGGGCATCAGGAACGGAACGCTGTCCCCGGAGGCGTCCGCCGCACTCGGCCAGGACGTCATCGACAGGGCTAAGGAGATTCTCGGCGTCCACTCGCCGTCGACGGTCTTCGAGGCCATCGGCGGCGACCTCGACGCCGGCCTCCAGAACGGCATCGACGAAGGCAGGGAAGGCCCCATCAGCGCCATGTCCTCCATCGGGCAGGCGCTGTCCGCCGCGCTCAACTTCCTCGCCCCCGAGATGAACGGAAAGGGCGCTACCGCGTCCTCCGAGCTTGCAAACGGCGCTGGGTCGAACCTCGGCTTCGTCGCGTCGACGGCCGCGAGGCTCGCAGGCAACGCCGCCAGGATGGGCGACGTCGGCGACATGCGCGGCAAGGGCGCTACCGCGTCCGGAAACTTCGGCTCCGGCATCGGGTCGCAGGCGTGGAGCGTGGCCCAGAAGGCCGCGAGCATCGCGGCGAAGGCCGCCACGATGACGGCCGCGGGCGATACCTACAGGTCCGGATCGCATCTCGCATCGAACTTCGCCGCCGGCATCAACGCAGGAATCGGCTGGGTGTCGAGGGCTGCGACCAACATCGCAAACGCCGCGAGGTCAATCCTCCAGTTCTCGGTCCCCGACAAGGGTCCGTGGTCCGGCGCGGAGCGCGGCGGAAAGCGCTCCGGCCTGCACCTGGCCCAGAACTTCGCCGCCGGCATGGTGTCCGGCGTCGGTTCCGTCAGCAAGGCAGCGGAGACGCTCGCCTACGCGGCGTCGGTCGACGCCTATGCCGGGAACGTGTCCTCGAGGCTGTCCGGCGGACAGTCCTACTCGAGCGTCAGCGAGTCCAAGACGGTCAACTACTACGTGACCGTCGACGGCCGCACGGTCCAGGCGAACCCCGGTATCGAGGACGCCGTCCAGACGCTCGTCAAGAGCACCGGCAGGTTCTACAAGATGAAGTGACGGAGGGGGCCTTCAGGCCCCCTCCCTGTTCAAATAGGGAGTCGGCATGGCAGATGCCTATTCCGGTTGGTCCACGAACTACGCGGACTACCGTATGCGCGGATACGTCAACGCATACGTCTCCAAGAAAGATGACGACAACGTCTGGATCACCGTCGATGGCAACGCGTACTTTGACGCCGCCTGTCTGTACGGTATCGCGGGACAGGTCGGCCATGCCGCCACGAGCGATGTCGCCGCCCAGTGGAGCGGTGACATCGACTGGGCGTGTCTCAGCACGCACACGAACGGCGCTTACGGCAGCGCCACTTACGGCCCGTTCCCCCGCAAGGGCGACGCCTACAACGTCTACTGCTGGTACAAGACGTGGGGCAAGACCGTAAGCGGCTACGGCGCATGGCGCTGGGGCGGCACTGAGGCCGGCGTCAACGTGACCGTACCGGCAATCGAGTACTACACGCCGCACCAGCCGAAGAACGTCAGCGTCTCGCGCGTGAGCGACTCCTCGCAGAAGATCGCGTGGGAGCACAACTACACCGGCATGAACGGGCATTACCCGTGGACCGGCGTGCACGTCGACCGCCGAACCGACGACGGAGCGTGGGTCAACATCAAGGATGTCTCTTGGGACATCACGAACTGGACCGACAACTCCACCGAGGCAGGCCATAAGTACGCGTATGCACTCCGCTCGTACGGTCCGGGAGGAGAGTCCGACCGCACGTCCGAGCTTGTCGTTTACACGACGCCGCTCGCCTTCATGCTGTCGACCTCGAAGAGCGACACCGGCAGCGTCGTCATGGTCGCGGCGTCCTCGCCCATGTACTACGAGTCCATCGAGTCGGAAATCTCGACCGACGGCAAGACTTGGGTCCCAGTCGAACTCAACAGGACCGGCAGGGGCTTCGAGGACACGACTCCGCCTGCCGGCACGGTTCACTACCGCATCAGGGCGGTCCAGTCCGGCCTTAAGGGCGAGTGGGCGTACAGCGGGGCCGTCATCACGGTCTGCCCGCCCGGTCCGCCCGGCATCTCCGGCCTATCAGGCGCATACGCGTTCGACGGCACGTCCGCCAACGTTGCGTTCACCATCATCCCCAACCACCCCGACCGCACCGACCCGTCCGCACAGCAGGTGGAGTTCACCCTGCCGGACGGCAGTACGGAGTCGATGACGCTGCCGGGCGGCCAGTCGCTCGTGACGATGGCGGTATCGTCCAAGGGAAGCTACAAGGTCCGCGCCCGAACCAAGGGAGTAGACCCGAGCTGGGGCGAGTGGTCGCGCTACTACGTGTTCAACGTGGCGAACGCCCCGCAGGCGTACTTTACGAACCCGGCAAGCGACTCCGTCGCCATCGGCGAGATTCCCCTCAACGTTTCTTGGAACATCGCCGACGAGACGGGCGTCAGCTACGTCAAAGTCTCGCTTCTCGACACCGATGGCAACGAGGTCGAGTCCATAACGCCGGCGACGGATGCGACGTCATGGAACGTCGGTGCGTACTCGACCATCAAGAACGACGCGTCGTACACGCTCGTGCTAGACGTCCGCGGCGGCTCCGGCCTTACCGTGAGGGCCATGAGGCGCTTCACGACGCACTGGTATGAGCCTGCTCCGCCTAAGATCGCCATTTCCTATGACGATGAACTCGCAGGCAGCATCCTAATCGAGAAAGGCTCGACCGAATACACGGTCGACGGCACGGTGCTGGTCGGCCCCATGTCAATCATCGATGGCGGTGCCGCGCTGAGCGGAAGGACCACGGTCGATGGAAAGACCATCAATCTGCCGAACGCAGTCGCCGAGGCAGTCTCGTTCGACGTCTCGCGCGTCAACCCGGACGGCACCATGACGAAACTCGCGTCCAAGCTGACAGGCGGTAGCGCCGCGTTCGACCGCCTTCCGCCGCTGAACGTCAAGTTCTACTACGTAGTTACCGCGTACGCGTTCTCCGGCACCTCGACCGAGGTCGTCGTGCCGACCATTTGCCGCAGCAAGTTCGCGGCCATGAACTTCGGCCGCGACGGAGGCACGTTCCTGCGTGCCGGGTTCAACCCGACGTCGTCCCATGGCGTCGAGCACGGCCGCGAGCTGTACCACTTCGCCGACAACGGCGAGAACGGCGGACTCCCGATGAGGTACGACCTCGACGAGATGGACGTGAGCCTTGCCTCGTCGTGGCAGCTGTACGACATTGCGCAGGCCAACGCGGTTCGCGAGCTGTCGCGCCGCTGGTCGTGGTGCTGGTTCAGGGACCTCGACGGCAACCGAGCGACCGTGGCGGTCGACATGGAGGTCGAGCGCGAGTCGTCCGGCCTCAAGAGGTGGAGCGTATCCGCCTCCATGACCGAATCGGTGTGGGAGGAGCCTGTCAATGGCGACGTCTGATACCGAGCGATGGCTCTCGAAGGGCTTCAAGTCGAGGCTCAGGTTCATGGTCGTATCGCGCAGCACCGGTGCCGACCTGCGCCTACTGCGTGGCATCAAGCCGCGTACGCTCCAGCTTTCATGGAACGACGACACGTCCATCAAGGAGTCCGGCACGGTCGACTATGCGGGCCGGTTCAACATCGGCTCCGACCTGCTGCGCGTCCATCTCGACGCAGAGTTCCACGACGGCTCGACCGCGACGTCGACGCTCGGCACGTACATCGTGAGCACGCCCGAGCGCACTGCGAACGGCAGCGCGTCGAGGGGAACGCTCCAGATGTACGGCCGCCTCCAGGAGCTTGCAGATTCGCAGTTCATGATGCCGGTCACCGTACCCGCCGGCGCAGACCCCGTCGAGATGGCCGCTGGCTTCATCCGCGGCCAGGGACTCGAGTGCGTCTTCGAGCAGACTGACTACAGGCTGGGGGCCGAGAGGACGTACGGCGTCGGAGGCGATGGTGACGACTCAATCCTCGACGCTGTGAACGACCTGCTCAAGTATGCGGGGTTCCGCTCCGCATGGACCGACGGCTACGGCGTCGTCCACCTGACTAAGTATCGCGAGCCGTCCAAGAGCGCACCGGTCTGGGAGTTCATCGAGGGCGCTAACGCCCGATTCCTCAGCGAGGTAACGGAGGAGCGCGATACGCACGGCGTCGCGAACGTCGTGCGCGTCACCTACTCCACCCAGGAGAAGTCGTTCGTCGGAATCGCCCGAGACGACGACCCGGACAGCGAGTTCTCAACGTTGAACCAGGGCAGGACCATCTGCCGCACGGAGTCGCTCTCGGACGTGCCCGATGAGTCGACAGACGAGCAGATTCAGAAGCTCGTCGATGACAAGGCCAAGGAGCTTCTCGGCACCGAGCAGAGCGTCATCCACCGCATCACGCTATCGACCGTCTGGTGCCCCATCCGATACGGGGAGACGGCGCGAATCGAGTACCCGAGCGCCGACATCAGCGGCCTTTTCTCAATCAGGACCATGAGTCCTACCGGCGAGCCGGGAGTCCTCATGGACGTGGAGCTTAGGAGGTACGAGAGGTGACGGTACGAAGCGTCGAGGATGCTGCACGCGAGCTTGCCTCAATGCTGCGCAAAAGCTCCGAGACACCATATGTGACCCGCAGGTACGCGACCGTGACCGCGGTTGCCTACCCGAAGTGCTCAATCCGCTACGACGGTGAGACGGCCTCGGACAGCCCGCACGCGGGCGTGTCGATGACTGTCTCGTGCAAGGGGATGGCAAAGGGCGACCGCGTGATTGTCGACATCGTCGGGCACCTAGCCACGGTGACCGGCGTCATCGCAAGGTAATGAAAGGAGTGGCACGACATGGCTGAGATGGCCCAGTTCCTCACGAACGAGAACGGCAACGTCGACCGCATCAAGACGACCGACGGAACCATCTACCGCATCGAGTCGACGATCTCGATGGAGGCCGCCGACGCTGCGAATAAAGCCGCAGATCTAGCCAACACGGCTGCAAGCGGCGCGAACGCCGCAAACGCAAGCGCTACCGCCGCTGTGAGCGCCTGCGAGACGGCCACGAGCGACGCCAAGCAGGCGAAGCGGCTCGCGGACGAGGCGACCGGCAATGCAAAGACAGCGACCGATAACGCGAACAAGGCAAAAGCCGCGACTGTGGCCGCGACCACAAAGGCGGCCAAAGCGGCAGAGGACGCCAACGCCTCTAAGGAAGCGTGCGACGAAACCGCCGCCAAGCTGGCCGCATTGTTCCCCCTCGGAATCTACCTGGATGCCGAGGGCTTTATCTGTCAGAAAGCAAAGGAGTAGTCCAATGGCAGACGCAGACAACAGGCTCGTTCTCGACGCCACGGGCAACGCGATCCTCGCATCGCTTAACGTGCAGAACGGCCTTCTCGCGCAGATGGTGCGCAACAACGCCGTCTCGACCGAGGTCAGCTGGGACGAGGTGAAGCACATCGCCCAGTCCGGTCAGGCCGACAAAGCCTTCTCCGTTGGCGACCAGCTCGTCGTTAAGCTGACCGACGGCTCCAACGTGTACGACGACCCGTGGGACGTCACGGGCTTCGGCAACGTGCGCAACAAGGTCGGCGACGTCGTCCCGGCCATGTTCCTCCAGCAGCACTACACGCTGCCATTCGCCACGAGCTTCGACGCCCGAGAGGCGTTCTACGTGGCCGGTGAGTCCGGCCTTCCCGCCGGCATCTACAACGTGACGCTCGGATACAGCCAGGGCACGATGGTCAAGGGGAAGACCTACCAGTTCACCCTCTCCGACCCGCTCGTCAAGGGCAACCAGCTCCTCGGCTTCTACGGGGCCTGGGACACAAAGGTGACCGACTGGAAGGTCTACGTGTTCGACAGCGCCTCCGCGGCCACCCCGAAGGCGACGCTCGCCGTGGCCGAGGGCAGCGCCGGCACGAGCCTCGGCACGCTCGACAAGCCCAAGAGCGGCGACCTCTGGTCCATCCAGTGCGCCGCCTACGGCAACGGCGACTGGGAGCACTCGAACCTCCGTCAGTGGCTCAACAGCCGCGACGCCAACTGGTTCAAGCCCAAGCACGACTACGACCACATCCCGTCCGCGTCCGTGTGCTACGGACCGTACGACTCCAGGGCCGGCTTCATGTCGATGCTGCCCGACGACTTCGTCTCGGCAGTCGGCGAGATTGAGGTCGTGACTGCCCGCAGCTACATCACCTACGGCGGCACCTCGGATGCGCCGGCGCTCTCCAAGACCTTCGACAAGTTCTTCCTGCCGAGCCTCGAGCAGCACTGGATCAACTGCAACGAGTCCTCCGTCAACGGCGTCGAGGGCGACCCGTGGGAGTACTGGAAGCTCGCCCGCGGCGGCACGTCCAAGGCCCCGCTGTGGCAGAAGGAGCCTGCGTACATCCAGTACGCGCTCAACGCCAAGACGGCTGCCCAGTACTCCTGGGTGCGGTCCGCGTCCCGCGCCCGCGCGTGCACCCCGTTCGTCGTGGGCGCCGATGGCTACGTGTCCAACTACACCGCGTACTCCGGCTATCGCGCGGCCCCCGCTTGCGTCATCTGCTAATCGTCAATCGCCGGGGCGACACCTCGCCCCGGCCGCTACAACCAAAGGAGGCCATTCATGACCGTACCCGCCAGCAGGCGAGGTAAGAACAGGATGGAAGTGTTCACGAAGGCAAACGAGCTTTGCGCCTACACGGTCGAGATTACGGCCAACGAGAGGACCTTCAGGCCAGAGTTCGCCATGCTGACGGCCCGCATCGTGGACGCCAGCGTGGCAATCGGCCAGTACCTCTGGAGCGCGAACAACATCAAGGTCGTCGACGATGACGACCTCGCCGAGAGGAGGAACCTTCAGCGCAAGGCCAAGGTCAAGTGCAACGAGCTGATCTTCCTCATCGGCGTCGCGAAGAAGACGTTCCACCTCCGCGGCAGGCGTGTCCACCATTGGTCCGGACTCGTGAGTTCCGTGAGGTCGATGACCTCCGCATGGAGTGAATCAGATGCCCGACGCTTCCGTGCCGGGCATTAGAGATTCTTGGACCGGGGCTGATACTGCCCAGAACTCCTGGGTGCGGTCCGCGAACCGCGACAACGCGTACAACCCGTTCATCGTGAACGCCGATGGCAACGTGAACAACAACAACGCGTACAACGGCAATCGCGCGGCCCCCGATTGCAACGGGCACGGCGGCATGGAGAGGCGACGCATAGCGCCGTCCGCCGCAGACCCCGGCGCAAGGAGTCCCGGTCCAGTGCCCGAGAGGGCCGAACACCGCGGCGGCGACGGCCCCACCTCCGATGGGTGTGCTGGGCCTGCAAGCGCCGTCGACCCCATGTCGTTCGAGTGCCTCTGGGAGGCCATGGAGCGATGCCGCAGGGGAGTGATGTGGAAGGGCAGCGTGGCGAGCTTCGTGCTCAACGCGCCGACCGAGGTGGCGAGACTCGCAGACGAGCTTGCGGACGGCACATACGTCCAGCGCCCGGTGAGGCGCTTCCCCATCTACTACCCCAAGCAGCGCGACATCGTCGCAATACCGTTCAGGGACAGGGTCTTCCAGAGGTCGCTCAACGACTTCGTCCTCTACCCGGCCATGAGCCGGGACTGGATATACGACAACGCATCGTGCCAGACAGGCAAGGGCACGGACTTCGCGCGGAACAGACTCAAGCGGTTCATGCGCGAGCACTACGCGAAGCACGGTGAAGACGGGTGGGTGCTGACGCTCGATGTGGCCGGCTACTACCCGAACATGCCGCACGCAACTGCGCTCGCACCGTTCGAGCGCCATCTCGATGAGAGGTACGTCGGCATCGTGGCCTCGATTCTCGAGAACCAGTACACGGGCGACGTCGGGGTCAACCCCGGCTCGCAGCTCGTGCAGATAGCCGGAGTGTCGGTCCTAAGCCCGATAGACCACATGGTCAAGGAGCGGCTCAGGGTCCGCCACTACATAAGGTACATGGACGACTCCATCCTCATAAGCGACAGCCGTGTCGACCTTGAGCGGGCGCTCGACGTCCTGACAGATGAGTATGCCAAGCTCGGCTTCGCTCTCAACGGGAAGAAGACCCACATAAGGCCGCTATCTCGCGGCATAGATTTCCTCGGCTTCCACTTCAAGCTGTCGCCGACCGGGCGCGTCTTCATGAACGTCCTGTCTGCGAAGGTCAAGCAGGAGAGGCGGCACCTCAAGGGCGTCGTCAGGCTCGCGAAGCGCGGCGTCATCTCGAAGGAGGACGCCGACGCGAGCTTCGAGGGCTGGGTCGCCCACGTCAAGAAGGGCGACTCGTTCAAGTTGATACGGCGCATGAGGCGCTACTACAGGGACCTCTGGAAGGGAGATACCGATGGTCGTAATCAAGCGAACCAATGGAGACATCGAGGGTAGCCGCAGGGAGGAGAACATCGTCGCCGCGCTCGACACGTACAACGCCAACATCACGTACCTCTCGTGCATGTGCGGCGTCGACCTCCCCGAGAACGAGGAGGTGACCGGATATGAGCGCGCTGGCATCGAAGATTAAGACCTGGTACGTCAACGACAAGTGGACCAAGACCATGGTCGAGAACGTGCATAGGAAGGGCAAGCTCACCGACGATGAGCTTGCCGAGATTCTCGCCGCAAAGGGCGAGCCTGACACCGAGTAGCTACGGCCCCGCACATGCGGGGCCTTTTTCATCTAGGAGAGACAATGGAATACCAGCTCACCGAGCCGCAGGAGTGGGCAATCGTCATCGCGTGCGGCTTCATGGTCATGGACATCCTGACCGGCTTCATCGGCGCTGTCATTAACGGCAACGTCTCGAGCGCCAAGATGCGCGTCGGCCTCGGCCACAAGATTCTGCTCTGCTGCCTCATCGCGGTCGCAGTGATGATCGAGCTTGCCGGCGCTCACATCGCCGGCCTCGGCTTCAGCGGCGTCTCCGTGACCGTCGTGTGCGTCTACATCATCATCATGGAGGTCGCCTCCATCCTCGAGAACGTGTGCGCCGCATACCCCGAGCTTCGCGACACCCCGCTCATGCGCATCTTCGACCATGACGGGACCGGCGAGTAG